CCGTTCGTTATATAAAACTTTTCCAACATGCCCCTCCCCGTCATCCAATATATCCCCCTCATATATCTCTTTGCCGTTCTTGTCTTTGAGTCCAGTATCGAACTCAAGAACTAGGTCTGTGTTCTCGTGGTGTGGAACTCCGCCATCATCCTCGAATACCGCATCCACCGAGCCATCCATATACAATTCAGCCTCGGTTGCGTACTTCTTCCAGTAGTTGCTCCAAACTCTAAAGCCTCTCATTCTTCCTCCTCCCCACAGAGTTCGGTGATGGTGTATTCCTCGCCATCTTTAAGTGTCGGTATCCACCCTACAAATTGGATGTCATAATCTTCGTCACCCATGTCTGTTAGTTGGCATAAACTTTTATTTGGTCTCTCACTATATAGAGCTGTTTTAATTGAGTTGACTTCAGCCCACGCTCGTACCGCTTTGCGTATTTTCTCGTCCTTGATTAGAGGTTCTTTAACGTCCTCCCAATCTTCGCATATTTGAGTAAGAGTTTCCCAGCAAGGATAATCGTTAACTAATACTTTACCAATATCCCATATTTCCCCTGTCTTTTTATTGCGTAGTTTCATGACGTAGCCTTTCTAGCTCGATATTAAGCAGCTTTACATTTTTATCTATCTCGTCTAGCGTCGCGATTACTTGGTCGTCGCTCCAGCCTAGCTCGTTTCTTATGCGATCCAGCTGGTCTTTTGTATAGCCAGCGTTTAACACTTTACCGCCACGCTTAGCAGGTCCGCGCTTGCCGAGCTTGCCGCCTTTAGCGCCAGCTAGCTTAGCGCGCTCCGCGCCAGTTAGGCCGTCCTTGCCGACTTTTAAGCTTGCGAAGCCGCCGGTGCTGCTCCTCTTGCCGCCTTTGCGGCCTATGCTAGAGTAGAACTCGTCCCCATACTTTGCTTTATTGGTTGCTGCCGCTTTACGGCCTCCTTCTATCGTTCCTGGCATATCTAGCGCTCCTTTACCTCAACGCTATACGCGCTGCTTATATGTTTTACCGGTATCTTTTTACCTGGCTTCAGTAACTCTTTTGCTAGCCAGTCGCATATATCCGCAGCCTGGCACACGCTCTTAGTGCGTTTATATTTGATAAGCTCAAACTTAAGCCTTTGCAATTTAGTCATAATTCCTCCTACATAATTACGAATAAGTCTTTCTTCATGGAGGCCCCGGCATAATATTGCGGAATATCCGGGGCCAGGGGTTGCCCCCTATTTGCCTAGCTAAGGACCACGTTAGCTAGACATTTTAAGGGGCTACCCATTTTAACTTTTAATGTTCTACCAATGGCGTTTTAACCACATCTCGGCCTCTTCCAACTTAATAAGGGCCATGTTTACATCTCTCGACTCGTCGGTAGTTTTGCCGGTCGGAGTGTTCTTATATAGGGTTATTTCGTCGTATAAGGCGCTCCACTTAATCCAGATGCTCTGTCTTAGGTCGATAGTCGTATTGGCTGTTTTAGGCTTTAGTGGTAGCTGCTGCTGCGGCTTAGGCTTCGCCTCGGCCTTGTACTTGTTCTTATACTTAGCCCGAGTCGCCTTGCCGCGTTTTATGAACTCCTCGTAGCTTGTAGACGTGTTTATGCGGCTGACTACTCCGCGTCCGCGTCCTACAATCTCCGCGACTTTACCGCCTTCGTAGCCTTTAGCTAGTAGCTGTTTGATAGTCATATATTCTGGTTCGTTTATCTTAGACATGGTTTAGCCCTCTTTTATCTCAATCTTTACGCTTTTACGACCGGTTATATGGTACTCGCCACAATAGGGGCATTTATACACCCTCGCTGGCGCGTGTCCGGTGTCCTTTCGGTTATGCGACCTCTTCGGCGCGTTCATAGCTTTAGCTACGCGCTCCGCTGTCTGTCTTGACCTAAAGGCGCTTTTGCCTTCGCAAGCTGTTACTACTGAGTTCATGCGCCCCCTATCCTAGAACCCATACCGCTAGGGCCGTTGCTATTACAAAGGCCGCTACGGCTAAGTCTTTTAGCGCTAAGTCTAGGCTGCCGCTAGGCTTGCGGATGCGGTTATAGTACTCGATGTCGTCGCGCGTCATATCTCTAAAGTTCATACCGCGCTCCTAGCCATGCAGATTAGGATTGCTATTACCGCGGCGCCGGCCAACAAAGATATGGCGGCCATTAAAATAGCGCGGTGCTTCTGGCTGCGCATCCACTCCGTCTCGGCCTTGCGTAGCCCCTTGCGTTTGCGGCTCTTATTAGTTTTCATGTTTTTACCTCCGTTGTTTTTGCCAAAAACTTTTCGATTCCTTATAGCTCGGGGGCGACTCTCAGCGCCCCCGAACCTTTACTCATAAAGTGCGCTCCGCCTTGCGTCGGCGTAGTCTTTAGCCTCCATGTCTGCTTCTGCTAGCGCGTCCCAGTCGATGTTTTCGCTGATGATCGAGCGTAGTAGCATTTCTAGCCTAGGCTCCTCGCGGTCGCTAAGCTCTATGCCGTACTTTTCCAAAAGGTCGTATATTACGCTGTCTACTACGTTATCCAGGGTGCGCTTATCTCCTATGCCGTCGCTATGCCATTCCAGCGCTAGTTTAGTTAGCTTATTCATGGCTACCTCGCATAAGGTTAGCCACGGTTTTACTTATAAGCTCCTCGGCCGCAGCGTCTACGTCGCGCATCCGCTCTATGTCGTACTCTATGTCGCTGCGCCTTATTTTGAAGGCGTGCCAGCGCAGATGCTCTAGTAGAAACCTCGGGTCGTATAGAAACACCCACAGGGTGTCTAGCTTGTCGTTGACTAAGAAATAGTTAATATACTCGGGCCAATACTCAACCGGCGGCTTATCCTCCACTATCGACTGGATATGGCGCGCGCTGCTTAAGCATTTGACCTCTACGGCCGTTTTAAGGTCGTCGGTGTAAGCGTCTGGGCTTTCGATATGGTTAGCGTCGTCCGCTTGCCATACGTTGCCGCGTATTAAAGTGAGGCCGAGCTGCTGCTCCGCCTCCTTAATAGCTTCTTCTTCTAGGTCTTTGCCGCGCTCGCGGCTGCTCTCTAGGCCGTCGTCGTCACCGGTCCCCTCCGCCAGGCGTTCCGCTACCTTCTGGTAGAAGGTTATAAGCGGCTTTTCTGTATCGTACATCTCGCCGGTCTTGCGACTCTTAGCGAAGATTTTACCTATGGTAGTACCGGTGCGCTTGCCCTCTCGGAAGCTCAGCCACTCGGTGCTACCTTGTTCTACCTCAATTATTCGCATGATACGTACTCCTGGCCTCTGTTAGCTCTTCGCGCCGAATGGTAAACATCGTCTGGATCGCGTGGCGCTGCTTGTCGGTCGGGTTAGGGAATAGCTCGCTAACGGCCTTAGCGTAGTCGTTTATGGCCGCTATGGTTGTTAGCGTGTCTAGCTTCGCCTTAATATCGTCGAAAGTAGGCCGGCTAGCGTTACGTTTCTCGTTAGCCTTAGCATCGTCCTCGCTGTGCGTTTCTACCTTGTCGTCGTCGCTGCATACTAGCGATAGCGCTAGCTGAGCGGTTACGCGCCTGGCATAAGTTACCGCGGCCCCGTACTTCTGGGCCTCGTTACTTTTTGCCATCTCTGGAATCACTATTTTAGCGCCAATCTGCCACTCGCCGGCTTCGTCTAGATATTCGATATAGTCGCCGTTTTCGGTTGGCTTAATCCTCATTTTGGGGATAGTTTTACCAGCCTTAGCTATATCCGCTAGGCTGGCGTAGTTGTAGTTGTAGCCCTTGCTGGCTGCCTTGATAATCTGGCTTTCTTCTTTTACTTGCATACTGGCTCCTCGTTTACGTACCAGCTATATTGCCAAGTGCAGTTATTAGCCTCTGCGTAGGCGTTCATGCGGTCTGCTTTATGCTGCGAGTAGGCGTTAGCTCCTAGTGCTAGAAGCCCGAGCGCCGCGGCAAAGATAAGACAGTTTTTAATAGTTTTTTTCATAAAATGTACTCCTTCCGTTCGCTACTGGTTGCCCGACGCCGAAAAGTGAGTGTAACCTGTGGCTGGTTACGTAGTAGTGTGTGTTTTACATGGGGAGTAAAGACCATGATTGGAGTCAAAAACGCGGTGCCGAGCAATCAGTAGCGAATCCTTGTTTTAAGTTAATGTCTACCGGCCGCTGGCTGAGAGGCTTTTGTCACACCTAAAAAGTTGAATGTCTGAATACTGATAAGAAGTACAACGTTAAGCCGTAACGTCTGCGGTAGTATAATGAGAAGAAAAAGCCCCTCGACTAGCGGCCGGTTTAATAAGAGGTAAGCCGTCCTGGTATCGCCACTATTCAATTACTAAATGCAATCCGGCGGCTTATCTCTGTTTTTAATAAGTTCGCTATTCCAAGTTGTTAAGGCTCTTAAACTGGCAAGCCGTAGTTGTTTAATGCGTCTACGGAGCTATCAACTTGCTGATAGATAACCCCGATAAACGCCAAAAATCCCCTACAGAGTAGAGGTTATTATCTTATGGTAGAGCGCATCCATGGTAAGGATGAGGTCCCGGGTTCAAATCCCGGTCGCGGCTCCATAAAAGAATAACACAGTTTATCTCTGCATTTTTGACTGCTCAACTTTTTTATGTGCGGTTTGATATTTTTATATTATCAAAAAATGGCCTAAAAGTCAATGGGCTAATGCTAAATTGTATGGTATTTTTCGTACTGCCTCTGCAAGTCGCTATCGACTACGTGGGCGTACATCATGGTAGTATCTAGGCTAGCGTGGCCCAGCATGGCGGATAAATACCGCATATTGCCATTATTTTTTAAGAAATTAGTAGCGAACGAGTGCCGGAGGGTGTGAGGCGTTACTTTTTTTGTTATACCGGCCCTGGAGGCCGAATTACGCACCAATAACTGTATGTTGGTGGCCGTCATGCGCTGCTTGTGTTCAAACGACACTATAAGCGCGTCTGAGTGGTCTGTACGGCTTTTTAAGTACTGTTCCATAAGATGCTCGGTGCGCTGGTCGATAAAGCATAGACGGGGCTTGCGGCCCTTGCCTATAACCGTAAAGCGCCGGTCGACTATCTGGCCGCGATTAAGTGATATAAGCTCGGATAGACGGATGCCGGAGCTATACAGCAGCGAGATTACGAACGCGTTACGCAGGTTGTACGCGCAAGCTATCATAGCGTCGATCTCGGCCTCCGTTAGATATACAGGCACGGTCGCTTCACGTTTCGGAACTGGTATAAGCTGGCTCTTGATGCAAGGCACGTCCAGCAGGTTTAGATACCCCACGACGGCCCGAAGCCGGATTACATACACGCGGACGCTATTGGGCCGACGAGTCTTGGCTAGCTCCTCGCGCCATCTTCTAATATCCTCTAGCGTGAGTTGATCTACCGGCTTATCTGGCACAGATAGCAAAAACAGCCGCTTACAGGCTTCGTGTATCTCTTCTGTACGGCTTGATTGGTTCTTGAATCGTATATAGTTGTCCCGGTAGGCGTCGAACGCCTCAGATATTAGCATATAAAAAATACTCCCTCTTAAAACTTCGTAGGGGAGTATCTTATTACCTAGAATCCGCGCTCTGTTAGCTTTATCTTGCAGATGCGGTTAAAGTACTTAGCTGGGCATTTCACGTATGGTCTAGTCGAACTCTCTAGTGCATTCTGTATATCGGACTCGCTTAGGTGGTAGACGCATTTTAAGAAGAAGTTGCGACAGTTTGGCGCCTTTAGCCTTTCGATTAAGAATCTGGCCTTGGCCTCTGCCTCTTGCGACGATATGCGGTTTGTGCGAGTTTTCCACAGGCCTTGGTTGTTTTGAGTTTTCCACATACCATCATTGTTACATTGTTCATTGTTAATTAAACTTCGTTTAATAACATTGTTACATTGTTCATTGTTGATTAGCTCTGCTAAGCTAGTAGCTCTCCCCATAATTACCTCACTTTATTTAAGCGCTAAAAAGACTGCCGCTCCTACGAGCCTTTTTAACTTTATTCATGATAGCTTCTTAAACTTGGAGCGCAAGCTTAAGCTGCTATATTTTTAGGGGATAAAAAATCCCTTTATCGGGATTATCTATTAGCAAGTTGATAATCTTATCTTAGCAGATAGAGGGCTATTTGTCAATATGCGCGGCCTGCCATTCTATATACCATTTTTTATAAGCTTCGACTTTTTCCGTAACGTACGAGTTGCCACCGTTCTTATGGTAGACGTCGTACTCGTTTAGTATGTTTTGGTAGTTTGATGGCACGCCATTAAAGAGGACGGCTACTTTATCCTCTAGTATCATTTGGAATATAGACTGCTTGGCGTTATGGCGCGAGCTAGTGCGGTTCTGTATTAGCGCTGTTATGATAGTGGCTAGCGTTGGTAAGGCGCCTGCGGCGGCGCCAATTATAGCTATTATTACTGGGTCGGACATTTTTTCTGTTATTAGTTATTTCTTGATATAGGGGGCGCTTAAAACGCGCCCCCTTGCATCCTAGTTGTGAAGAAGTCGATCTGGAACTGCATAGCTTTTCTGAACTCAGCATCCGGAATGTTCACATAAAGCCAGGCGGCGGCACGGCACACGTCGTAAGTGTCGATAGTGTACTTATCTCGCCTGTAAGCCTGCCAGGCATCGCGAAGCATCCATGCTGGCGGTACCGGAACGGACCTTAAGCGCTCGTGCAGCTCGCGGTGGTACTCCACAGGCACGTAGCGCACGAACGCCGTACAGATTGCCCTAGCGTAGCCCTTCTGCCAATACCTCTTCTGGAAGCACAGATGATGCCTGTTAGTGGCGCTTGTCGAGGAGGCCCATCCTCTGCGTTTGCGCTTTTTACTCATGTTACCGCACCCACACGAAGCGGTCGCCGGTCGTAGTGGTGTCGATGATATGTAGAATATCCATCAGCTCGTCCAGCGGCCCGGTAGCCTTCAGCACGCGCCCCTCTAGCGTGAACTCGTACCCCTCCAGGACGGTAGGGTCGAAGTCGTCAGAGTAAAACTCGACCATAAGTTCCATGCTTATACCCCCCTTTACTTGCAAAAACTAGGTTTTAATGTGCCAAAGGGTCCACGACCCTTGCTGCTCGGCTAGCTGCGAGGGCCTAGCCGAACGGCAAGAGGCGCGGCTGCGCCTCTTGCTATCAGTCCCCTTTATGGTAGTCGCTGCTCGATTTAACGATAGCCATACCTAGTAAAGCGTTGATAGCCGCTATGATAAGTTGAATGGTTTTGTCTACCTGCTCGCCGAAGCCGAAGCCCCAGATATTAGCTAGGCCAATATAAAGAGTAGATAGCAAAGGTAAAATGATAGCTACGACGACTTTTAGCACGTCGTAAACTTTATTAGACATCGGGATAGTAACGCCGTACTTTTTGGCCGTATCTGATGCCAAATCTACGGTTTTTTGTAACTTTTCGATAATATCATCCCACTCTTCGAGCGTTAGGCCGGTCTCTGTGCTTTGTGGTTGCTCTGGCACGCTCGAGCCGGTGCTGGCGCCGTTAGATGGTTGCTGGCCGCTAATTGGCGACTGCTCGGCCTTATCTTCTTTTGGCTCTTCTTTAGGTTGCTCTTTCGGTTCTTCTTTCGCCGGTGCTGTAGTCTGAGTTGCCGCCGGTTTCTCGATTGCGGCGTACGCTTTCCAGCCCTTAGCGTCCATATTGGCGATGTCGCGATCTAGCGTACCTGCTGAGCTAGAGTACTGCCAAATGGCCCAAAAAGACCAAGAGCCAATCTTATATGGCATAGCGCCAGTAGTTGGCGTTGGTGGGTTCTTCACGTTATAAGTGTTAGGGTATCCGGCAATCCATAGGCCGTAGGTCTTAGAGATACTGGACCAGTTGTTGCCATTAACCACGCTTGCCGACATATAAATAAGTGGGCGTACCTTAGTTAGGCGGTAGACCTCGTCTAGCCATGCTTTGGCCCATGATACTTGCCCAGTCGTGCCTGGTTGTTCCCAGTCTAGAACAGGGATAGACTCGCCAAAGTAGTTGCGAGTGTTATTAACGAAAAATTGGGCCTCTTTTTTTGCGCCGTCCGTACCTTTATTTAGGTCTGGTCGCGCGAAGTGGTAGTGGCCTAGAAACTTGCCTTGTTTTTTAGCGCGCTGGTAGTGTTTGTCGCAGCTGCCGTCAACATACCCCACGCCTTCCGTAGCTTTGATAATTAAAAAGTCTTTAGCGGAGTCGCCGGTGCCGACGCTCTGCCATTTGCTAATGTCGTAGCCGTATAGTGCCATAGCTTGCGCTACGCATCGCCTGTACCATTATTATAGCACCAAAAAGCCACCCTCGCGAGTGGCTTATGGTTTTATTTTTTCTTCTTTTTACCGCCGCAAGGCATAATAACCTCCTATGGTACTATTATTTGCCAGGTATTATCTGAGTCGCTCCAGATATATACCTTATGCCGGTTGGTCGCGTCAAAGAGCGCGTACGTGATGTCTAACGGGCCGGCTAGGTCGGCGGACCCCACGCTGATATTGTTTTGACCGGTATATATCGTAGCGTTGAGCAGCGCCTCTAGCTGCGCGATTAGCGCCTCGTCCGTGATTTCTGTCGTTGTTGGGGTTGCGAGGACGTAATAGACGGTCACGTTGTTTGATGCGAGCCACGTCTCGAAGTTGGCAACGGTGTCCATACTGCTATTATTCGTGAACACGCTGACAGCGTTGGTGGTCGATGCGCTTGCGATGCATTCGACATACTGCCCTGATGAAGCACCGCCTTGGATGAATCTGAAGTGGTCGCTTATGCCATTAGACCTGTTGCCGTCAAAGACATCGGGTACTGCGTAGGCATAGCTAGTTGCGCCTGACCTTGCTATCCAAGCTTCGCTCCCATTTAGCACGACCTTCCCTGTCTGCTTTTCGAGCCACCACTTCCCGTTCTCCTTGTATATCCTGTCCTGATATGTGCCAATCTTGCAGAGTTCGATTGGAGCGAAGTATGCGGAATAGTCGGTGGCTTGGTCTCCGAGTTCGATTTGGAAGTCGCTAATCGTCAATACGGAAGAGCTGGCGATTGCTTCGTTGGTGTTATCTGGGTAGAACAGGAACGATAGAACGGGCTTGTCTGACGCTGGCGGCGTAGCCGGAACGTTGAATGTTACGCTCTGTGCGCCTGTTGTCGTAGTCCGTTTGTCGAATAACTGGTCGCCGATTGTCGTACCCGTTTCCGTTCCCCAGAAGCATCTGATGCCTGAGTCTATGTTTGCTATTGTTGCGGATTTGTTATAGCTGACCGTCACTG